GTATATAATTTCTATATCATTTAAATCTACAGTAAATGTATAAGTTTCTTCGTCTTCAAAATCTTTATATGTTAGCTTTGCTATGTTATCTACAGAAACAGCTCTGAGCTTTAGAAAGATATATTCTAAATCAAAAACGGCTAATTTGTTAATGTCTAACTTATCATCTGTGCAGCAATTATTAACAATCTGTTTGATTGCTGATAAAATCTCAGCTTGACTTTCGCTTTCTCTAGCCATGAGAAGTAGTTTTTCTTCTTTGACTAAAAATGGTCTAAATTTATAAACCTTTTTCAGAGAAGGTATTTTGATATTATATAAAGGGTATTCAATTTTAGGTAACATATTGTAACTCCATTATGAATTAATAGTTTATTAAACCTGTCGAAAGTGATAAATTATCTATTGCTTCTTGTGATATTGATGATTGTTGACTAGCAGAAGGTGTTGTAACCTCCGAACTTTCAATTGTATATTCTGTGTATGCAATGCCAAGATTTAATCTTAAAAGATTTCCTTGATCTGCCCAATTTAAATTTACTTCTCTCATTGAAGTCGGGAATGCTTCAAATAGATTAATTTCTTGAATTTTTTTACCAAAAATATCATACATTATAATTTGAATGGTTGTAGAATATTGATCTTTATATTCTGCAGTATATGATGGTATTTTGTTGGCTCTACCGCCAGAACGGGCAGAAGAAGTTCCAGTAAATTCATATATTCCTCTTAACCAATTGTGCCAAAACTGCCACATATTACCGTAGCCGTCAGAGATCAAAGAAATACTTGTTTCTGAAAATTGAGCATTCATAGGTTGTTTCTGGGTTGGGCCAACGCCATAGTGGTTAACGTCTGCATTGATTAATGTTATGCCAGGAGTTCTTATAGATTCTGCTCTGAATGATATATCTGCTGCTATATTATTGATCGAAGTACTAGATCCAGTATTATTAATAAAGGAATTGAATAGAATCGGCGGTGGGTTGAGAACAACTTTAAAACGGTTATTTGTTAAATAACCGCTCGCTGAAATATTAGTTTTAAAATTAACTATATTAAATGGCATTTCTATTCCTAGTAAGGTGGCGATGCTTTAGAAGAATATCTTCTATCTGGATTTATTTTCCACATTTGCATTGGTAATAGCAATGCTTTATCCCAGTCCTTTGGGTTAACATATTGAAATGCACTTTTTACATGACCATATAGGTATCTTTTAACACAATTTTCAAACCCAGAGAATTTCGTAGAAGATTGTTTTAGAACATTATACGAAATATTAAGTTTGGTCGAATTATTGTATTTATCATTATTTGCGATAGTATGTAAAGCGTTCATCAAACCAGCTCGCGCTTGTGGTGGTAAATAATGAAGGTTAATTGCTAGAAATCCACTGGTGGAGAAATCTAATGGAAACACAAGAGGAAACATATCATAAAAAGGTAATGTTGCTTTAAACTTAGGGTCATAAACAAACATAAACATTTTACCGATTTGAGGGACACCAACATTCTTAAAGATTTTAAATGGGTCGGCGGTTTCCATTATTTGTTCTTGATTAACTTGATCTTTATTGATATTCATGGCCTGATCGCGATACCAAGCTTGAGCTTCTTGTGTATCGCTGAAAGAAACGCTTTTAGCAGCCTGATTTATTTGTTGGAAAAGATACATTAATACGTAATTCCTAATTCTTTTTCAGTAAAAATAACAAACTTCCATCCTCTATCTTTACAATATTCGGATGCAGCTTTCCACTTAGCTTCATTAATTCCCCATGTTTTAACTTCTGTAAGATATCTTTTTGTCATCTTTTGTTGCCTAACAGGGGGGTTTACTTGTTTAGCTGGTTTGACTTCAATTATAACAGTTTCTTTTACACTATCCTTATTTATTTTAGTTACAATAAAATCAGGATAATATCTATGTATTTTTCCATCTATAGGTGATCTATAATGTATAATAATCTCTTCAGATCCCCATGAAAGGATCTGTTTATCCTCGTCCAATCTCAACATTAATTTAAGTTCCCATCCAGAACGATAAATAATGTTGGTAGGATCACCTTTGTATTTTTGTGGATTTTTGGGTTTAAAGCACCCTTGATATAATTTCATCTTCACCATTTATAATAAATATTCTTCTAATATTTAGCCGATTCTAAGGAACATAAATGCCAATACCATCGAAGCCCTCTGGAGGATTTAAAAGTTATAGTTTTCCAGGAGATCTTGTAACAGCAGATCGAGGTAATGTATTCTACACACAAATTTATTTTACATCATACAGTAATCAATTTAATAGTACTCTTTCTTTAGCGGGTGATATTTTACCTAATTTTTTACAAACTGGTCCTACTATAACTGCTTCTGGTGGATTTAGTTTGCCATTGCCTAATAAAATTAATGAAGTTCAAACTGTTACATGGGAAGCTGCTGATGCAGTTTCTCAAGCAATGTCTTTGGCTCAAGGTGCGGCTGGTGCAGTTTCTGCCAGAGCTGGTAATATTCTTAATAATATTGCAAGTGTATCTGGTAGTGTTGGAGAGTTTGGTGGCGCCGAAACAGGCAAAGCTCTTAATCCCCAATTGTATATGCTCTTCAAATCTCCTAATTTCAAAGAACATCAATTTTCTTGGACATTTACTCCAAATAATGAAAAAGAATCGAATGAATTAAATGATATTATCAATTATCTAAAAAAATATTCTTTACCAAGTAAATCAGGAAATTTTCTTTATAATTACCCTTCAATTGCTATGATACAATTCAAACCAAATGATGCATTTGCATTTAAAATTAAACCGTGTGCATTGGTTTCTGTTAACGTTGACTACAGTGGTGGGGGTAGACCTTCGTTTTTTAAAAATGGTGCACCAACTGTTGTTAATCTTGGTTTAGCATTTAAAGAGATAGAACTTTGGACTCAAGATAATTATAATAAATAAGGTATTAAATGGCTCAGGATAAATATTTCGATAAATTTCCAATAGTTCAATATGGCAATTCAGCATCAAATAATACGGTTGTTGATATTACTAAACGTGTGACTTTTTTAGATGTCGTATATAATAATCCATATGTATTTTATCCATACGATCTTACAGATTTTGAAAGACCAGATCAGTTCAGTTATCGTTATTATAATGACCAGTATAAAAGTTGGATACTATATCTTTCAAATAAAATTACTGACCCTTATTATGGGTGGTATTTGCCACAAGACGAATTTGATAATTTTGTAATCACAAAATATGGTTCAGTCGATTTAGCATCTTCTAAAATAAAATATTATGTTAATAATTGGGCTGACCAAGAAAATATAAGCACATCTAGATATAATTCTCTAACTCCTGGACAACAAGGTTATTGGCAACCTGTTTATGGTTTCAATAACAATATAATGTCATACTCTGCAAAACAAATCGATTGGACAGTTACTACCAATCAAATGGTTTCTTATTCTGTAGGAAATACAAATTTTAATATCGATGAAATAGTTAATGTTGTATTTGATAATAATGATACTGGTCAAGGACAAGTTGTAGCGGCTGCTAATGGTGTATTGTATATTCAGCATACATCAGGTACTACCCTTGCGAACGGTGGTGTGACTATAGCTAACACTAGTTATATTTACGGAACAGAATCAAATGTGAATACTATTTTTACCTCTGCTTCGTTGATAACAACTACAATTGATCCCGCTGAACAAACTTATTGGGTTCCTGTTACATATTATGATTACGAAAATCAAAAAAATGAATATAATAAAACGATTCAGGTTTTAGATAGCACTTATTCCACTGTTATAGTAAATAACATAAAAACATTATTGAGTAATACCTAATGCCAATTGGTGATATTAATTTTCAAACCTTTACTATAGGCAGTTTAGATGTCAACGATTCAACAGCTATTGGGCTTGTTGGTCTTAACATATATGAAGACATATTAAATCCTTTAGGTCCAGTTGGTGAAGCTAGATTAAATGACTTCAATGACGCTGTTGGTAAATCTAATATTAATGGTAAAGAAGATGTTACCATTAGTTTTTCATGCGATCAGGGCGGTGGATCTGCTAGTTTTAAATTTAAACTAATGAAAAATACAAATGGCAATGATGGTTCTATGGAATCAAAAGGTTCTGGCCATAGTAAAAGATCTGACTTTAGATTTGTAAGCCCAGAACTATTAGCTTCCCAAGGTAATTTTATATCAAAGAGTTATAATACACAAACCAGTGAAATGGTTAAAAATATGTTAACTGATTTTTTAAAAACAGATAAATCAGTTGATATTCAAGAGCAAACAAAAGGTAATCGTAGATTAGTATTTCATAATGAACATTTTGCAGATGCTTATAAAAAATTAAACCACGAGCATGTTTCTTCTTCTCATGAATCTTCATGTTATGTTCTTTTTGTTCAGGGTGGTAGCTCTCCAAAATATGTGTTCTCTACATATGAACAATTATTTGAACAAGGACCAGTTACAAAATTAACACAATCTACAACTTTAGCAACTGGTAATATATCAGATAAAACTAAACAAAATTCAATGATTTGGTTTAAGCCATCAGATACTTTTTTTACACCAGCTCGTTCGTTAACAAAACCAAATGAAAAAACATATAATTTAACAACTGGTAAAGCCCATTCGGTACCACCGCAACAACCGCCATCTTTTAAATTTGCAGATGGTCAGGGTGTATTTACTACACCACCTTCAAGCGCAAATGGTGTACCTTCACATACTGTTAATGATCCTTCTAATAATAAAGATGATCCTTCTGTTTCTACTGCAAGAAAAAATAGAGCTGCTTTTCTAGCTTTCCTTTCTCAAAATTCAGCTGAATTAGAAATACCTGGAAATCCAGAAATTACTCTTGGTAGTATGATTGAATTAGATGTTCCTAAAAAAGCTAATCAAGATATAGAACAAGGCGAAACGCAAATTAATGGTAAAGCTTTAGTTGTTTCTATTAGACACAAAATTAAACCTCTAGGCCAAACACCTAGATATACAATGGTACTAAGAGTAGTTAAAGGTTCTTATAAACAAGGTGGTGGTGGTAATGGGTGATTTATACGCTGCAGAAGTGAGAAATATCATGGACCCTTTGAAATCGGGTAGAGTTCAAGTAAGAGTATATGGCCATCATGACGATGAAAATTCTGTTAAA